CGAAGAACCTATGATCGATCCATCTTGACCGACTATTTTCACCGATAATGTATGACCACCATCTGGAGCATAGACTTTGACGTTATCGGTCGCATTCGTGAGATTCCAGTTTCTTGCAACTGTACCACCGACTAGAATGCTATCTGTGGTAGAGGTCAAATATCGACCACCTGTGACATTTACGACTCCGGTGATTCCAACGGCAGATAGAATATTAACGGAACCTGTGACTGTAACGGGAGTTGCACCGGTAACTCCGTAGATAAATGCATTTACACCACCAGTAACATGAATAGCTGATCCTGAAGTATTTCCTATATTGAAAGTTCCTAGACCACGAACTGCACCGGTTACGGTAACAGTAGCAAGAGTTCCAGTCAGACCAAAAACTTGAACGGGTAGCGGAGTGGTGGTCGTTGCTCGGGTAACGGTAGCATCATTACCCCAAGCCACTTTCATTACCTGAGCATGGGCGGTCACGCCAGAGGAAGAATAAATATCAGTTCCTATAATCGCTTGATCGCCGTCTACTGCTACAGGTAAGTTATTATCGTTATCCATTAAATTTCTCCAGAATTCCGAGATACTAACTATATATTCCAGTTAGTTTGTGGTATAATGTGGGTATGATTATAGACCTAAAAAACAAGTTTTCCCGCAACGTCGAGCTTTATGTTGAAAAATGGAATGTGTCCTACATGGACGCGGTTATCACACTATGTGAACAGTATAATGTAGAGCCCGAAGCCGTCGTGAAACATCTATCTAAACCAATACTTGAAAAGATCAAGACAGAAGGTCAGAGCTTAAACTTTCTTCCCAAAACGAAGACCAAGTTGCCCTTCTGACTTGCATTCTTGATTGTATCTGGTATAATACAGTCATTCAACACTAGGCCCGGGTAGCCCCCGGGGAAAGGAACCAGTATGTCATTTAGCGATTTCAAGAAGCGTAGCAAGTCCAGCATCGACACCCTTGCCAAGAAGCTCGAAGAGGATCTTGGCACAAAGAAGGATTACAAGGACGATCGATTCTGGCGACCGGAGATTGACAAGAGCGGCAGCGGCTTTGCGATCATCCGTTTCCTCCCCGCTGTGGAGAACGAGGACATTCCGTGGGCCAAGACCTACACCCATGCCTTCAAGGGCAAGGGCGGCTGGTACATTGAGAATTGTCCTACTGCGATCGGTCAGAAGTGCCCGATCTGCGAGATGAACAACGAGCTGTGGAACTCCGGTATCGAGAGCGATAAGAACATCGCCCGCGACCGTAAGCGTAAGCTCTCGTACATCTCCAATATTCTGGTGGTTTCTGATCCGGCTAATCCTCAGAATGATGGTAAGGTTTTCCTGTTCAAGTACGGCAAGAAGATCTTTGATAAGGTTCAGGAGGCTATGAAGCCTGCCTTCCCGGACGAGGATCCGATGAATCCGTTTGACTTCTGGCAGGGTGCCAATTTCCGTATGAAGATTCGCACTGTCGCTGGATACATCAACTACGACAAGTCGGAGTTCGATTCGGCTTCAGCATTGATGGACGGGGATGACAAGAAGCTTGAGGCTCTTTGGAAGAAGCAGTACGCTCTCGCTGAGTTCAGCGATCCGAAGAACTTTAAGGCTTACGATGCCCTTTCCAAGAAGGCCAAGGATGTCATTGGAAGCAACATCCGTGAAACCATGTCTGAGGACCGTACGGTCGAGGACGAGGAACTGGAGTCGGCTCCGCGTCCCTCAGCGGCTTCTGGCAAGAAGCCACAGGCTGCTCCCCAGCCTGATGAGGAGATGGATTCCATGTCCTACTTTGAGAAGCTCGCCAACGAGTGATTAGGCGTTAAAACTTCTCCAAATCGGCAAAAACGCCGTTTCCATGGCCACCTTTTCGAAGGTGGTCATGTTTTTTACGGTCACTCCGCCACCACCACCCCCAAAATCTCTGCCCCCTCCTCCGGGATTTGCACTCATAGCACCCGGAGAGGGGGGACAGGGACTACCGAAAGTGCCTCTTTCTTTGAATTTCTCTTGGCTAACGGTCAATCTATTGGTGGAGGCAACCATTTGGTTAGGATTCTTCTCAACAGTGATTCTTTCGGGTTGGCCAACCTTGACATCAGGAGAATCCCCAGCCACGAAAAGAGTCGGTTGTGACACATTGAAACTCCCTCCTTCATAGAATCTAGGTATTTTTGGGGTTTCGGGAGTCAATTGGACGAAATCTAGGTTGCCAAAAGAAGAAATTTTTGGAAATTTAGATTTTGAGACTCCGGGTTCCTTGCCAAAGAAGACATTTTTAGATAATATTGAGCTTTTTGTCTCGTTTTTCCAGTTAAATTTCTTATTTTTCGTTTTCATTTATTGTTTTCTCTTTCCCTTGCCTGTTCTTCCATGTATTGCCTCAGTTGTGCCACATAAACTTCTCTTTCCCATGGTATCATTGCCTCTACATCCGACAATGGCCATTTATGAATGTGTAGTAGCAAGAAGTTTAATCTATAGAATTCTCCAATACTTATGTGGCTGAGGCAAATGCGAAAAAACTTTCGATACCCATGAGATTCACTTTTCTAGCAATCCCGTCTTTGGTGGCATAATTAATCTCTTTTTTCATTCTGGGAATCGAATTGATATATTTCTTGAATTCTTCCAGTTGTTTGCTGGTCATAAGATCATAAAAACTGGACAAGTCTTCAGGTGTAATCTCTTCTTTGACAAAAACATTACCTGAAGTCTGCAACTCAGAAAAACAATTCTTGAATATGGCTCGGATATCATCTCCTTCAGGATCTTCGTCGTTCAGCAAATACGAAAACGTCGGTTCTTGTAATACTAGGAGCATTTCATCCGAAAGTTTTATTTTGTTTGACCTGTTCTTTGGCTTGTCAAACTCGAAATTTTCGAGATTGACTTTAATTCCGATTGATTCCTTGGTTTCGGGGCAGATCATCTCGAAAGACGCTTCTTCCCCGATGGATTTTCCTCGAAGATGAAGAAATGCCTTTTCCATATCCGCGATCGGCATTTTTTCGGGATTTGGCATGTCTTCGAAACAGTTTTTCAGAACTTGGGCAACCGCTCTTGCCATTTCGGTCCCGGAATTTGATTTTTGGGCCAAGAGGAGGATTTTTTCCTCTTTTACGGTCATCGGTCTAAAATTATATTTCTTTTTACTGATCGGCAATTCCACTTCATAAGATGGAAAAGTTTTCTTCAACAATTCTGTAATCATTTTTTATCCTTATTGGTACATCCCTCCGACGAGGAAGGATAATGTCATAGTTTGTGGTTCATTTTTATCTGCCGCGAATCTGGTTGGAAGAATCTTTTCCAGATAACATCCACCATAATTGTAACTTCCAACTACATCCCCTTGTCTGCTATATGCGGTCACTATAATGTTTATTCCGAAGTTTGCACGGGTCCAAGAGAAGGAAGTATTTGTTCCCTGTCCAAAGAGTCTTCCTTTGTTTAGCTGATTAAAATTTGTTCCGGTATATGCTTTTAGGAAGTTGAAAAAATCACTGGTTTCCAGTTCTGGAACCAATACTTGTATAATCAACATTTCTTCGAATCGTATACCCACCGGCATTCTGAAAAACTGATTTCCCAGCCAATAGTTACAGTTGATAAACTCATATTTTGGACCGGGGAGATCTATTCCCACCACTCTTTCGGTGGGTATGGTATATGTGGTATTTCCGCCTATTTGAAAAGAAATGGAATATCGAGAGGCATCTTGAACTCCTCCTTTTCCGATTTCATTTATTAAAGACTGAATGTTGCTCATTTAATGTGAAGATCCTCTTCTGTGAGAATCTTAAATTGCCACCCTTGCTCTTCACATAATTTAGTAGCAGATTCCCATTTAGAAGTATTTATCATATAAGTTGCCATCTCCATGGCATAACTTTTTTTCTTTCTGTTTTCTGGTGGTTTGGTCTGCTTCTTAGGTTTTATCTCGACCACATAAGTTTTGATGTCATTTCCTTCCGTCGCTTCAAATAGGAAGTCGGGGTAATACATCGAAACTTTCTTTTTTACCGGGCAATAATAGGGCACCCTCAATTCTTCACTTGCCCAGCGAACTATAAACTGGTTCTCATCCAAGTATTTACAGAATTTTCTTTCCCAGAGCGACCTGCATATTATCTTATTTGGGTCGCCT